GAGAAGTCTACGCCGTCCCTGAACATCTCATCAATTAACTCAGACTTCTTCAGGCTTTTAACTTGGCGTCTTATGGCACTCTCTTTCAAAGAGAGCGGCCTACGCTGACCTTTGGCAAGTAAGTACTCGACTATCATGGTATCGTACACGATAGGCGGTAAAGTGAACCCCATCTCTTGTAGCCACTCAGCATCGAACTTCGTATTGTGGCAGACCATCATATCCGCTGACAGTAAGTCCGCCCGCAGTTCGTCCGTAGGATCACATCCTTCGTAGTCCTTATGATACCAGACAGCTTTCTTAACGTGATCTACTGTCTCTTCACCTAGCCAGCCCCAGTAACCCGACACACACTTGTTGCGTGGGTTCTTTGGGCTGTTGTCTATTCTACCTTCGATGCGTTCTACCGTTGTTTCTAAATCTAATACTAATATCTTCAAAACGGCGGCTCCCCATTGGCATCGAGCGCAGGCATCTTGAATGAGTAGTCACGATCTACTGGCTTCTGTTTAGGGGTGGGATTAATTACACCTACTTCGGATAGAAGCAGCGCAAGTTGCGGGGGTAAGATCTCACACTTCATAGCGAGAGGTCTGCGCATTGAGATTACAAATTACCGTGCCGTGCCATCCACTGATCTTATTCTTCATCACAGTAAGATACCGTGTGGGATCGTCTGGGTTATCTGCATCGTTCATTTTACCAGCACCTATCAAGATGTCGGTCTCTGCAATCTTACCTACCTTCGATCCCTCAAGCATCGTGGGAGTAAGCCGTGTCTTACCCTCTGCCTCTGCACTGGCCTGACTAAGACCAATCAATGCACAGTTGTGTTTTTTGGCTAACTCGCGCAGACGATAGTACAGTTCTCGCAATCTTTCGTGACCACTATTAAATTGCTGTGTAAGGGCAATCTTATCGGCCATGTCCAAGATACATACGCCGCACTGTTGTTTGTTTAAGTATGCGTCCAGCATCTGGATGTCCCAGCCTTGGGCGTCAGCAAAAACTAAGCGGTCCTTGATTCCTGAGTACCGGGCTTGCGCTGCGTGAGGATCGAACTCTATTTCGTCCTTGGTCATTCCAGTGTACGCTTGTATAGCTCTCAACTTAGTGCGTTTGGCTACTTCTTCGTTTGCCACATAGCAAACCTTAGCGTTTTGCTGACAGAAACCTCCCGGTGATGCACACAGAGAGATGGCTAAGGCAGTCTTACCTACATTTGAAAACGCAGCAATGACACCAAACTCACCTCGACCAATACCGTAAACGTGACGGCTCAAGGTCTCTATGTTGAATTTGAATCGGTTGTCGTTGCTTACGACTGAAAGTAACTCATAGATATCGTCGGTCACATCCTCGCCAAAATCATCTGGCATATAGCCGTTTGATACCCGGTCTACTAAAGTGACCAGCTTATCCATAGCACCAGTGTCACCTTCGGACATCATTATGCCAAGGTTGGCTACGTCTGTACCGATGTGCTGACGCCATAGATTTTCTATAACGTCTGTGGCTATTTCTGCGTCTATTGTCTCCGCGTTATTTATGCAGTTGATCTGGTCTTCAATCTCAGCGGTCCACGAACCTGTCGATGTTGGGTTCTGCGCCTTCCAAAATGCAAACAACTCCAAGGAGCTAATGTCCTTGTTGAATTTATCGTGCATAGTTACGATTGTTTCATATACATCCTTTACTGCATCGTCGAATATACTTGGTCTCAGCTTTGCTTTGTTTTGATTATAAAAATCAACATTTAGGCAGCTTTTTATGAGTGATTGGTCTATCATTAGTTGGCCTTTACATTGCTCGATAACGCCACCTTATAGAATGTTTTGACCAAAAAAAAGCCCCACCGAGAAGGTGAGGCCAATTTAATTTATAAGTAATTGATTTTATTAGTTAGTTTGATCTAAACTTCATCTTAGACAAATTAACTGCACCAGCGGGTCCACGCCTCTCGCGCAGTTCCACTTGGTAGTGGACTACGCGCTTGTTGTTCGCGCAGTAATCTTTGATTAGTTTTTCAAGGGCATCCTCTTCGATGCCTGCTTCGCGGAAACCGCCTTCGATCTCCAGATCTAAGATTGCTATGCCTCTAGCTTTCATTGTACCATTCCTTTTGCTTTAACGTCTGTACTGGTATCGTAGACGAACATTTTTAACGCAGCGGATTGACTGCACCCCCATATTTTTATTTCAGTCTATTGAGGGGGAGCCTGATGAGGATTTTGCCAGCTTGATGGCTTTGTCCCAAATTGAGAGCAGGTATAGATAACACCTGACGTATTATTGGTTCTAATAATCACAATTAATTACCTTAGTTATTCGTTTAACTGATAGGCACTTTAGATCCTCACTTGTTAGTCTTACTAATAACTTAGTTCCGAGTGCCTTACTAATACTTAGTGCCTTTTTCGATGCATCCTTGTCAAGAACTAAATATTTTGTGGAATATAAATGCAGAGAATTTTTAATTGCTGGAGTGACATTAGTACCAAGCAACGCCACACCAACTAATCCATCAATCCGACTCACACTACAGGCGCTAGGGGCATCCTCAACTAAGACTGCGGTATCACCTTTACCAATGTGTATTCCTTCGGGAAGTGATCCATATGTAATCCACTTGGGTCCGTATGCTTTGAGTGATCTACCCACTGCACCTTCTGCGCTACAGAATAACACCCTGTCTTCGGCGGGAGCATATCGGACATCTACCAAACCGCTTTCGTATGCTTCTAGGCTGTTGTTCTTTTCTAGGTATTCGATGGCTGGTTGATGGTTTCTGACTGATGTAGTCATCGAAGGTACAGGTTTTCTAAAAGCAGTCTTCATACTAACTTGATTTGCTAGATAGTTTTTGACTGCCTGAAGGTTACGTTTACCTGTGTAAATTCCTTTGGCAGAGCAACTGGCTCTATAACAGTTCCACATTAACTTACCATCAATCTTTGATAGAGCTAACTTCTTTGGTTGATAGCAGAATGGGCAGGTTATTACTTTTGTAACACCTTCTTTGATAGGTATATCTTTTATTATTTGTAGTTGTTCTTGATAGGTCATTTACTAGCCGTTGGTTATACTGCCCCTCCAAAGGGACAGCGTCAGCTTATACAGATTACTTAACCTGTCAACACCTAATTAAATGCTTTTGTAATTGTTTTACCACGCCACTTAAAGTTAGTAGGTATTTATAATAATCGTTAATTTATCGTTTAAATACAATACTTCCTACCACTCAATTGGTCGTAGGTTCGATCCCTACCGCCGGAGCCATTTGTTTATATAACAGTCACTTACCTCAGTAATGTAGAAAAAATGGCATGGCAGAATGCATCGTGGCAGTCTGCCATTTCTACCATTTTTTCAAAGGTAACTTACTGATTCTCCCGCTCTTTAGCTCGTTGGCGTTCTTCGACAGTCATTGGTCGGATGGTAGGATACTCTTTTCCCATTAGCGCGGCCCACGATACTGGGAACAATTCTTCCATATATTCGCTGATCTTATTGGCTACCACCCGGCTCTCATATTGAGTTTCGTGGGCGCAACGAAGCTTACACATCTTGCTCACGGCCTTCAGGCTACCTGACCATACCCAAGAGCTTAACATCGACTGAGGAAGCAGCATACGGGCTTGCTCTGCGGCAACGCCTTGGGCAATCATTTTCCTGTAATCACCCAAGCACTTTTCATGTATCTCTTTAGCGTAAATGTTAGGAAAGTACTGGGACTCTGCCGCACCGCTGGACCCTTGCTTTGAGTTTTTAGGTTTACCACGCCATTCGTCTGGAGTGTAGAACTCAGGGTCGGTGTCAATATATCTGCGGCTGACCTGATTCCATGGCATATACTCATGTTTCTGAAGTTGGGCGATACAGAAAACAGGGGCCGTGCATCTGAAGGTTACAAATGCGTGGTTGAAGGGGCTGAAGTGTTGGTGATCCGCTAAGTACTTAATAAGTTTTTTATCACTGTCGTGGATGACGGGTATCATATTACTATCTGATGAACCTGTGTAGCCCAAAGCTACACTTTTCTTGTCGTAACTTACCCTCGCCGCATCTACCACTGATAGATCGTCGCCAGTGTGTCGCACATACTCTACAGTTATTTGTTCTATACCCATTTATAGTAATCCTCTTTTAGTATTAGCTGCGGTGCTTTCAGTCTCGCCCTCGATTGCATAGACTACTAGCATCGAAGGGTTCTTGTGGCCTGTAAGGGACATCAACTGTCTGTCAGTACATCCTGATTGGCTTGCATGGGTTGCTCCAGTGCGCCGTAGGTCGGACATCCAGATCGTCGAATACTTTTGACTGCCATCTTTGTTGAATTGACCCTCTAAGGCGACTTCAGGTAGACCGTAGCCATCAGCCATCTTTCGGAAGATCTTGTTGCATCTATCCTGCGTGAACGGCTTGCCAGTATTTTCGTTGGCGAAGATGTAATCGTCTGAATTGCGCTTGGCGTGAAGGTGCAGACGATCTTGTACAGCATTGGTGACCTTAATACGCATCTGCTTGCCGGTCTTTTGTTGGGTAAAATTAGACACTCCAGTAAGCCCATCAATGTTGGCCCACTTCATAGTGCGTACATCAACAGGCCGCTGGCAAAACTCAAAGCACATACGGATCATAGTACCCATGCTATAGAAGCCTTGTTCGTCACAGTACTCAATCATCCCGTCGATTTGATCTAATTCCCATAAGACCCGACGAACAGGAAGTTGCGGAAGCTTGACCAGTGCAAACGGGTTAGCCTTGACCTTCCCTGCGCGGAGAGCTTCGTTCCAAATGATCTTTAGAACCTTGAAGGTGTGGTTAGCTTTGTGTGTACTAATCTTATTAGATATGTGTAGCCACAGGGCGTTAGCATATTCGTAGTCAACGTCTGACACATGAAGTTTACCAAATGGCTTACCCGTAATGTGTTCTGGCAGAACGTGCCTGATATGGTCATCGTATGACCGCTTGGTAGATGGACTAGGTATAGTCTGAAACTTCATAGATTTTTTATAGTATTCGGTCAGAGCCTCGACTGATCGCTTATCTACAAATACATCCTCGACATTGCCTGCCTTCCAAGCTTCAAACTTACGTTTTAGTTCATACCCACGGGCGTTAGCCTCGGCGCTGTCAGTTAAAGTATCTCGTTTAAGATCGGGGAACGCTCTGAGCAGTTCGTCGGTGGGCCTGATGTCATAGACGCGGGTGTTACCTTTCATACGAGGGCGGACATAGGGAGCTTTAGCCATTAGACTGACCCTCATACTGTTCAATTGCGTAGAGCATCTTCAACATTATGTTTATATCCCGCTTCCGAAACTCTAGGTGGCGTGTGGTCTGGCAGACAACGTCATCACCGTGTTCAAAGTTCTGTGCGTGGTAGTCCTGCGCCAGAGCTTTAATCTCTTCCAAAGTGAAGCACACCTTAACGTCCGATGGGCTAGATACTTCTGATATGCTGCGTGTAGGTTCAACGCAATTTCCTAATGCAAATTTCATGTTATTGGTCCTTGTTGGTTGGTTAACAGGGCCATCTAACAAAAAAGTTAACAGGCGGTCAAGTAAAAGTTAACAGGCACAAAAAAAGACTGCCGAAGCAGTCTGATTTCCCCACGCGAACTGGTGTATATTCAGGTGGTAGATACCTTATATAGTATGTCCCACTTATCAAACGATACATCAGTCTCATAGGGCATTGCCACTGCCGCATTTGATTTTTGCATATATACAACGACATAGTCTTTTTTCATCTTATCCGCTGAAGTTAAGGCATCATAAAGAGCTTCGCTAATTTCTAGTGCCTGCTTAGTATTTACATTAAGTGTAGTTGTCATTGTATCTCCGTTTCTCTTTAGAACTTGGTTAATTAAGTGGGGAGTAAAAGAAAATTTCCCCCCGCGAACACATCATACATCACTGCATATTAGTATCATTTAAATGTTTCAAGTTCTTTCTGGGACGTTGGGCGGCAGGTTGCTCAAATAAAAAATTGCATCTAATTAAAATATTTCTGATTATTTTACTAAGGTATTACTTCTCATATTAGCAGTTGATTTTCTTAACTGGCACATATAAACACTTAGGGCGGCGTCAGCCGTTTTTCGAAACCAATGATCAGGAGACCAATCACATGATCACTATGAACCAACTGGTGGCAATCGAAGCCGCCACACATAACCGCAAAACGCCGTCAGATATCGATGCGCTGCTTGCTTCCACCTACTTCAGCCAATCACTTCAAGAACAGCGCGAGATGGGCGAACTGTCCCTGCCGCAGTTTATTCGTGTTCTAAAAAAGGGAGGGCAATCATAATGACACTGATTGCAAACTATCCAACCAAAAAGAACTGCAAAGAGCATATTGGCCAGCGGCTGCAATACATAGAGACCAGTCTATTCGGTCCACAGTATCAGTCAAACGGCAAACTGACTGTCTGCAACCGCCCACATATAACCGGGCATGGACGCGAATGGTTTGGCCAGATCGTAATGAAAGACGGTCTGATCGCCTCAGTGTCATAAGGTGAGGCTGTTCTTGCTCTGTTATGGAGCCGGATCGCTCTGGCTCGATATACTCACAATTTTGTTCACTTAACCAACCAACCAACAGAACCAATCTTTGATCGTGAAAGGATCACAAATGTTAGACTTCCAAAACTTTAATCACGCCCTCGAACTGCCAACCAATATTGACTTCGCCCCAACCTTTGAGGCCTCGCGCTTGGCTAAACACAAATTTGTCATTAACGAAGTGACAGGCGAAGTGATCGGCCACGTTGGCGACACCTTTACCTGTGCATCCCATCGTGATTTTTTCGAGGGTGTATTCAGTCAGGTGCAAGAGAACCTGACACCTGAAGACATCGAAGGTGCAGAGATCAGTTACAAGCACGGCAGGTCCAATGCATTTGCGATGATGGATGTGCAACTACCTTCGGTAAGCTCTGAGATCGTCACCACCAACGGCCACACTACAAAATTGGCCCAGCGGATCATCGCGCTGCACTCTATCGATGGCGGCTCTGGATCGAATACTACACTGTTTGGCAACATCGATTTCTTTTGTCTGAATGGTCAGGTCTCCGGCGAATACTCTACAGTCCGCCGCCGGAACACTTCGCAGTTTTCGGTTGAGGCTTTCATCACCCAACTGCGGCAGTCCAAGAATGACTTCTATTTACAATCAGAACAGCTCCAGCAATTTGCTCAGACTGCGCTGGCGGACAATACAGTGAAGCGTCTGTTGGATAGTATGTTGAACACTTCCAAGCCCGACCCCGAGGCCAAGCGCCGGAATGTCGAGACCAAAGCCGACAAAATGTTCAAACTGTACCGGGACGAGGTCCAAGTGCGCGGGGAAAATAAGTTTGCTCTGGTCAGCGCGTTCTCGAATTATGCCACATATGCGGATGACCGCAATGGTTTCGGACTGCGCAACACAGCCAACAAGAATGAGACCAAGGCGACATCGATGATGGCGCGGGAGCTTGAGGTCAACAAGTGGATGTCCGACAGCCGTTTCTTGGAGGCAGCGTAATGGGTTTGCATATACAAGTTTATCGCCCGTTTTTGGATGGTTATGACTGCACAAATGGCGGGGTCTCATCCTACGCCACCAGCCTATGCTTGGTAAATGCAGAAGGTCCATTCGAGCCATCTGCGGATGTCCCGGCAGTGATGTTGGTTCCCGGCAACGTGCCGGACAGTGTAAAAATTGTGCCGCTCGATGACGATGGTCAGCCTCGCACGGGAACTATGTTTGGAGGTAATCTGGCTCGATCGTCTGACAGTCGGTTTGGTCAATTGCTGAGAACTATGCTGCACCCGATCGCGGCAGGTTCATATAAATCTGGCAGTGTGGCCATTCACGATAGAATTGAGACAGCGGCTGAGGCTGAATTTTACAGCCGCTGATTAGACACCGATTTCTCCCAACTGGCCCCGGCAAATGCTGGGGTCTTTTTTTGTCTTAGACCGCCCCAAAAATAGCAAAATCGCCGCACATTGCCTAAACGATCTTTTTTGAACTGAGATATGGCAGAAACTGTTAACGCACTCAGTGGCGCTCTCATGCGCTCTCAGGCCTTTTAGCTAAAATCTTATCTGTCACTTTATTAGTTGTTAAACTGAGCCAATTACCTTAGTGTTGGGTCACAGGCCGTGTGCCTGACAACCAACCAACCAACCGGAGACCAATCAAATGACACAACCAAACTTAAACTTACTGAATGAAATGGCCGCTGACATCTTTGGTGGATACACCAAAAAAGTCGAACTACGCAAAGTCGAAAAAGGTGGCTACTTTAAACGGCAGCCTACCGCAGCCGCTGAATATATTCGCAACCACTACAATCGCAAAGATCAGTTTGGACCTGCAAACTACTCATGTTCTGATGCCAACGATATGAACCGGGAGATATTCCTGAAGCCTTCCACAATCGTTTATGTGGAGGTGTGATCATGCGCTGCACTAATACTGTAACTTACTTTGTACCGCGTGGATATTCTCACGTTGAGATATCAACAACCTGTGGTTCAACCAATCACTGGGGAGACCGGGCAATCTGTGAAACCTGTGAAAATAGCCCAGAGACAATGAAGGGTATTCGGGAGCATGAGGATGCAATCAGTGCCGACAACGATTGGCTCCGCTCTGCGGGTTGGGGGGAGTTATGAGACTTTATACCAACTCTTTGGGCCAGTGGGTCGGGACGCAGGTCGATGCCAAAAAGATCGACGCTCACCTGATCGAAGTGCCGACAGATAAGCCGGGCCTGATTGCATTCTTAAACGGCCAGCAAAAGACT